GTATCCCATTTCGCTCTCAATATCGAGGTTTTTGCCCGTCATCAAAGCAATTCGGATCATCAGATCTTCAGCTTTAGTTGCAGGAAAGGGATAAATCTTGAAGGTCAGCTGATTACCGCCGTCTTCCAATTTGATAACTTTCGGTTCCTTCATTTAGATGCGCTCCATGGATTCGAAGTGGAATACCCAAGTTGTCGGCGCCAGAACTTTATTCAGTGCCGGCATCGGATTTGCTGTCTGCAGCACACCATTTGAGAACTGGTAGGTCTTGCCGATAGACGGGATCTTGATTGTCAGGTTACAAACATAGAGCTGTTTGTTGGCGCTCATTGCTTCGTAGAGCGTAGTGAATGCAGTTGCAGTCGGAGAGTTGGCCTCAAGCGTGATCGTTACGGGATAAATATTCGGAGTAACGCCCGCTGCCATGAAGCCGTCAACACCCATACGAGTCTCGGCAACCTGTTGAGAATCTGCGGCAACAGCGGCGTCGGTGGAAAACCTTTCCAGCTTCAAACCATTCGGGTAAAGCTCTTCAATCGTCATCACTGCTGACGCATTGGCTGATGTGATGTCAAAGATGGGTTTAGGCATTTTTATTCATTCCTAAAAGAAAACCCGCCATTACGACGGGTCTTTGCGATTGTGAAATTTTGATTACATGACGGCTGTCAAAGGCATCTCAATGCGTTGGATGCTGCCGGCATAGGTGTACCAAAGTCCCAAACGGGGGCTTCCTCGCTGGGTTCTCACATTTGCCGACGGAGATTCAATGAGGTACCAATAACCTTTGGAGTAGAGATCCTGTTTGATCGTTGAGTTGTTGGTTTCCGTCAGCAATTGCTGAATTTGAGAGTTGGACAGTGCTAGGCCTGTATCAATCACGCCATTACGCTTGGCATCATTGATGGGATCGAGCAACCATGCCTCGACATAAGCAAAACCGATGGCGTTGTAAGGAGCGCGATTGATGGCGGCGAACCCGTCCATAATCTGACGCTGGATGCGAGCCTTGAACCAAATCATGCCGTAGAGGGCATCGATCCACTGATAAATTCCGGAGAGCATGCAACCACGGTTGATGAAATCAAACTCTGCATTGCGTGTTGCAAATGCGCCGACATAGTTGACCTTGAGATCATCCAATGCTTCAGCCACTTCGTCACTGAGAACAGAAGCCTTAATTCCGGAAGCCGACTTCGCAAACCATGTCTTAATACCTTGGATAGCGGACCAATCAATAGAAGCGCCAACTGCAAGGAAGGCCGCGGCATCCTGGGCGGTACCGTAAACCATCGCCAAACAGTTGTAATTACTTTCAGCTAATTGGGCGGCTTTCGTTGTGGACTGGGTAGATTGATCCAGCATCTTTGTGTCTGTGGACCAATCAAAGTACACGTAGTCATCATCAATGTCTGCCCAAGCCGCTAAAGCGGAAGCCTCAGCCACCTCTGTCGGATACAAGGTTGTGAATCCGACCCAGTTGCGAGAAACAGAGGTAACAAGGTTCATATTCTGAGCCGGAGTCAGAGCATCAGAACCCTGAGATAGAACGGCGCCGGAATCCTCAGTCAAGCCGAGTAGTGCGGATACGTCTGTTCCTGTAGTCGCCTTTGTCGCGAAGGTAATTGAAGCGGTATCGCCTGTTTCAGTGGTGGTCAGGATGATGGCATTTTGATCAGAGTTAAAGGCACCGGAAACCGCTCCAACTGCAGAAGCCAGCTCGGTTGCAACGTCACTGAAAGACTTTGCCGTGGAGAAATCCAGGTTCACAACTTCTTTTTCTGTGCCGTTGACCGAAATCGTCAGGGATCCGGTCTTAATGGCTGTTAGCTCAGAAAGTTTAGCAGTGATCGGAGCTGATTTAATCCAGGCGGCGGCATCTGCATTGATTCTGCGTGCCACAAATAAACGATTGATCGCCTTTTGCTGATTGTTCACTCCGGAGAAGTATTGATTAGCAAAGTCAGCCTCAGGGGATTCGGCACCAAAATAATTCCCGACGGCGGCAGCGGTCACAAATTCCAGTGCCGGAGAATCTGCAGGGATCAGAGCATTCTGGGTCAGCAGCAGACCGTTTGTTTCAAGATCGGCGCTCCCAGCTCCAATGATGCGAGGGGTGATAGAAACCAATCGATTAGCATTGATTGACATAGTTTTCCTCAAAATAAAAAAGCGCCAGAAGGCGCCGACGATAATTTTTTATGGAGCGGCTATAGGCCACGCCAGAAACTCATTTATTTGAAAATATCCTTTACAGCCTTAATCGCTTTTGCAATCACCCAAACGGCGAGTCCGTAACCGATTAGGTAGACAGGAAGAGCTGCATGCAAAGGAACGGCAATGACCATAGTTCTATTCCAGGTATGTTGACTTTCTTAGCTTCTTAAAGTACCTTCTAGGGCACAGGACGAAGCAAAGACTGTGACCCGTGTAAACCTTTCACGGAATCCTCAGAGGATGGTAATAGCACAGCGTCTTCGGCCTTTCTTTTCCTAAAAGACTGCAAACTATTGTCTTTAGACTTATCTGTTGTTAAAATCACACCTAGATTTTTCAGGCGGCCTGAGGGAAGTCGGTCCTTGACCTTCCTAGAGGGCCTGAAATTAAAAACCCGATGAACTCTAGCTCTGTGAAGACCATCACCTAGATAAGTCGGGTTTTCTGCTTTCAACTCCGGATTCTTACAATCTCATAACTTTCTGGAACGAATTCATCTTTTGCGTGCTTGATAGGAATCACCGAGTGTTTCTGTTTCTTGGTAAACCCTTGGTTCCTTGAGTTTCCGACGTTGTAAATCTGTTTCTCTTTATCCTTTGGTGTGTCCTTCTTTCGGCTTATATCGACACCAAACACGACCTCCCTACCTTGATAGGGAAGTTTTTTATAAATCGTTATGAAATCACGGTCTTCATGATGGGCTGGATCGTTAGACCATTTTGTCCTAACGCCATCAGAAAGAATCGTCTCGAGATTTGACATTCCGTACAGCTGACGTTTGGCAATTTCTTTTCTCTTTTTAGGATTCGTCTTACCCTCTCCTGTATAGAGGTACTTTCCACTCTCGTCAACGAAGCTTTTTCCAAGGATCACTTTGCCCATCCCAATACCGGGAAGACTGACAGAATATGAACCCTTTAAAGACTGAGCTGCTTCTTTGAGAACTGCTCTGGGACTTTTTCCTCCGTCAAGGTCTCGAGTGAAACCATCCAATTTAAATTTTTGATTTTTCTGAGCCTGTCGTTCTATCTTTTCCCCTACTTTCCCTTCTAACTTTCCTGACTTACCGACAGGAATATGGGTGCCCTTGGACGTTATCCACTCTTCCGGATCTTTTTCTGCATCCCTTGCTTTTCCAAGATCTGCATAGGTCCTTCCCAAGCCGTACATCATTCCGAGTTTGAATGCACGCCCAAGTTTGAAAGCAAGTTGCTCGTTCATTCTTTTTCCTTCGGCGGGTAGCTCACATCAACGTTTTTCAGGTCAACATCAACCGCACTAAAGAATCCCATAGAAACTTTGATCTGGCTCTGCATACTGAGGTGAATCATCAGCGTTGATCTTCGGACATAGTTATCTGAGTCTCCGACGATGGTTGTGTCTCTAGGATCGTCCGCATGAAGCAGACTTATTCCTCTGTCAACGAAGAACTGCACGCCTACGTGAGACCGGCATACAGTCTCCAAAGCCTGAGCTCTCAGCATCGCGTTCATGCCGTCAGAGCCGTTTAGCGTCGAAGCGTAGCAATCGACCTGTACCAAAACTTCTGTAGTTGTTGAGAGGTAAACGTTGTCATCGGATTGGTCCTTCACCCAATCCTCAGCACTCGTTCCATGACGAACGCTGGAGATATAGGAATAGATGACGTAATCGTTCCCCTCAGGAGGCAATGCCAGATTGTTCTGGTTACCGTAGAAAATGTTTTCCGGCGCCACTTCCGGAACTGCAAATATCTCAAGAAACTCCTGGATTGCTGTCCGGATGTTCGGGGTCAGGTTTTGTGCTTTCATCTTCATCCTCTACGATGTTTAGCTTCTGAGGCGTGGTTTGGAATGTGCAGCGGACCGCTTCCCAACCTGCGTCCGAAAAATCCTCGATCACCGCAGTGATCATCCACTGGCCTCCCTTGGAGTCTTCGACATAATCTCCCGACCTTGCTAAGGGCCTATAGATCGCCCAAGGTCGCTGCTTCTGGTCGCTCGATGCGTAGAGGTACAGGCGCCGGATGATGGTGTTCTGTCCAGCTAAGTTGGCATGATCCAACGCACTATCGCCTTCGCTTTGAAAATTCCCCTGAATCTCTTCAGACGGTGCGTAATACGCTTGGACAATCCCTCCTACATTCTTTTGACCGACAGACCGATACAACTTGAAAGTCTCGTCCGCGTAGTTGGCGTTTATTGCCTGGCGGACAATTGCGTGTAGGTTGAGAGACATTAGGAAACCTTCCAAGTTATGGAGCTCTGGAGGACGCCACTCAGCGTCAGAGGCTTTGTGGTCATCACGTTGTTAGGGAGCGTTCCTTTCCCTTTTGCTTTCTTTGCCTTGTCCATTTCTCCTCTTGCCTGCATCAGTGCCATCGTTAGCTCTGACCGTTTGGGAAATGAACCTGCCGGAATACCTGCTTCTCGGATCGTTTGCTTGATGTCATCGGTAGCCATTTGCCCCATGACTCCTAACGAATGCTTTATGTCGAAAGTTTTTAGGAAGCGGGACCTAAATTTCTCCTGCCAATCCATTCGTTTTTGAGCGTAGGTGGCTCGCATAAACGGACGCGGAGGCATGTACAGGGTCGTGAATTTACTGTTTGGAGGAAGTCCTAGCTGGGCTGACAGATAGTGTCCTTGCTTACTCGTCACTGATTGGGTCCACCCATATTCCAAATACATCCCAATGGTGGCAATGTCCGGAATCATTATTCCGACCTCTAGTTTTTTATTGCTATCGGCCTTGAGCTTCTCTGACAGCTTTTTGAACGCATTGTTAGATGTGATGTTGATGCCCATCATCATCCCCACGGATGGTAATTGTTTCCCGGATAAACTCTGCCGCCGACTCGGTATTTGGAAGTCAGCGTCCAGTACATGGCGCCGCATTGGGTTTGAGCCCACCAATCTCCAACAAAAGTATTCGTTTTCAGAAGGTCAAAGCTGGTACTCACACTTCCCTGCGTAGCACTAGCAATCCTGCCAACCTGGCCATTCGGCTGCTGGCTGAGTGTCAGCAGGTGGCAGGTGACCAGATCAAGGAGCCGCTCCCTCGTATAGATCTTGTTATCCGGATCGTAGGGAGCAAAGCTGTCGGCGTCCGTATTCCCTACAAACTCCACCGCCAAATCAAAGTAGAACTGCAGTGTTTCGTCCGGAAATTTAACTTCATCCGAAAACGCAGGATGAAGGATTCGGAATTTGTCAGGATCAAAGACGACGACAGCCATTTTGTTAACCTTCTTCGTTCTTAACTTCTTCAACGTTGACCGATTCAGGATCGATCGGATTAAGCCCGTGGGACGCTTCTTTTAACTCGTCCTCGCGGCCTCTGAATTCTTGAACTGATTTCATCTCAAGCAGACACGGAAGCCCTCCATTCACGCCTGTGAAAACAGCTTCTTGACCATGCATGCGCTTGATGTTTTCCCAGTCTTCTTTATCGATCTGGAAGGCGACAGAGTTTCCCTTGCCCAGCAGGATCCCGTCACGTTTTCCTCTAAGCGAATCATTAACGCCCGGGAAGATGATCGTCTTTGTTCCGCCATTGCCGTTGGGCACATCATCAAATTTGAGGCCGTGTGCCAGGGTGCAAGCAATGATCACAGTGGACTGAGTTTTAGCAGCGCTCTTCTTCTGGGTATTGCTGAAATTGTCTGCGACAACCTTTCCGGATGTTGCTTTCTGAGTTGTGGTGTTGGTACGAGCCATTATTTTCAATCTCCTAAGAAAGAGGCCCGATCTCTCGGGCCTCCGTAGCTGGTTAGTTCAAGTTAGATGCCAAGCATCGTGGCAACGAGGCTGGGACGACGAACAACAGCGCCCCAAGTTCCGCCAACGACCTTCTGCTTGTAGCTGGACATTTCCGGAACCACACGACCCAAGAAATATTTCTCAGAGAATGCGCAGATACCGGTTTCAATGCCAAACAGCTCAGGAACAGTCATGTACAGCATCTCACCAGCAGTTGTAGTTAGCTCAGGAAGCTGAACTACTTCGATGTTGGGGTAGGACTGCTTGAGCATGGTCATGGCCGTAAGACCGAAGGAGTTCGGCTCGGTCAGGTAGGGAGCTCTGGTGTTGCTGACAGCGAGAATGATGCGGGAGTTCTGATCAACCAGACCGCCGTTGTTCTTGCTGATTTCAGCCCACAGCTTGTTAATGTCCGCATAGACAATGTTTGCGGTCTTTTCAGGCTGTGCCGCGCACTTTGCCGCCCACGTAGAGTTAGCGGTAGATCCCGTGGTGATAGAGATCGGAGAAATCGAAGCGTTCAGGTTCGGGTCATTTAACAGACCGTAGACTTTTTTACCTTCGACACCATACAGCGCGAACTTGTTGTGAGCCATTGCCATAACGTAGGCAGATGCCTGTTGTTTAGACGAAACAACATTCAACTTGGCCTTGGCCGCAAGACCGACTTCACGATCGCCATACTTGATGACGGTCTGGAACAAGAAGTTTTCGCGAGTCGGATACTCAACGTTCACGTCTGTGGAGACGTTCTCTGCGAAGTCAGAGTAAGGAGTCACATTGCCGGCATACTCTTCGACCGGGAAGGTGAAGAAGTTGTCTGTCCAGTCACCCTTTCTTTCTTCGCCGAAAATCTTTGTGGCGTTCTGGGCGGCAAACAGGATGGGGACGACCTGCGGGTCAATGAATGTCGTGAAGACGGACGGCACGCCGACAGACACAGGAGTCTGTAATGCGGCATCTCGAGCCATTGCCTTAACCGTTGCGTCGTAGTCGACGTTGATCTTACCTTTGGCGTCTGTGGAATAGGACATGAATCCTTTTGCTTCCACACCATGCACGCCCTTTTGTTTTGCTAATTCAAAATCGTTCATTTTTTACCTCAGATTAGGATCCGGTCGCGGCAGGCTGATAACCGAGGCCGTGATTGGAAATGATGATCGTGTCGCCCTTTGCGCCTGCCGTCTGAACTGTCCAACCGGTGTCATTTGTGGCGCCGGCAGTACCAAACGTGATGGCGCCGGTAGTCGGATTGCACAGAACCGCCTGACCGACCGTGGCGGCTGCGGGAGCAACGATGTAGTAATCACCTCGGATGGCAATCGTCAGCTCAGACCCTTCCGGGTAAATGTCCGGAGTATCAGTGTCCAGCTCGATGGACGCCGTGAACGTGCGCTCAACAAAACCGATCGGCTTGGTCCCTGCAGAGCCCTTCAGAGAGGCGATAGGGAATTTCACCGCTGTTCCGGTTGTGGAGGCGGCCACAGCAAACGCAAAACCACCGCACTGGACAGTACCGTCAGACAAGTAGTTCTGAGGCGTGTAGACGGCCTGATTGAATGCAACCTGCTGGCCCGGAATACCGATAGCAGGATAGAGACCTACAGATTTTTGAAGCATCAAAAAATCTCCTATTTATTTAACATTGTTCAAAATTGCGCTGACGGCAGTCGGCTTCTCGGTCACCTTGGCGCCGGAGTCCTTCGCACCAGCTAAGGCCTTTCGACCCTGCATGTAGGCGCGATACGCAGAACGAGCTTCGGATGCGGGGATGTTTTTCAACCCGAGTTTCTTGAGTGCTGCCACATAGATGGAACCTGCAGAGTCATAGGATCCGGCACGGATAACACCTAACACCGGTTTGACTTCTTCGATTGCGGCCAGTTCAGAGTAGATGGCGTTTCTGAGCACCTTCATGGAGTCGGAAGCAGAGCTCTTTTCTTCCTTGCCTTCTCCAGGTTTAGGATCATCTTGTGCGCCTTCATCCTTCTTCTGTGCGTAATTCAATCCGGCCGCAAAAGCCTTCTTCTCTTCTTCAGAAGCTTCATCAAGACCACAGGATTTCAATGCATCTTCCGCTTCTTTTTCGAGATAGCGTTCCTCGCCTTCGCGTTCGTGATCAGAATCGATGCGTTTAGGATCGTCCTTCTCACGTTTTTCGCCATAAAGGACGCCAGCTTCAAAACCAGCCTTGAAGTTCGGATCCTTCATCTTTTCATCAAGTTCTGGATCGTCGTCCTGAGCCTTTTTTTGATCATCAGGCTTGGGATCCTCGTCTCCTGTAGCCTGAGAGTAAGCCAGGTCAGACAGAGTTGTCTTAAGCTTTTCAGCTTCTTCGTCCGTCAGGCCTTTTGCCTTCAGTCCTTCGATGATTTTTTGAATCATCGCGTCTTTGTCATCATCTTGAGCGCCATCAACGATTTTTCCGTTGGGATCAACGGAATGCAAATCGATAATCGCCTTTGCTAACGTCACTTCAGCCTGCTCAACAGCGTCATCTTTTTCCATATTGAGAAAGTCCTTATTAGAATCGCGAACTCTTACCTCAGGCCCAGCGCGCCCAGTTTCCACAAGCGCCAGATGGTTCGCTCTGATCCGGCGTTGCACATAGTCGTATTTCTCTCCATCAGGTGTCTCACCCGACGTGAAGTCGGGCTCGAACGTATATGCCAGGCTCAACTCACGCATTGAACCGTCCTCGATCCTGCTGCGTGCGTCCTTGTCGTAAATGTGGAGAGAGTTAACTAAAAACGGAGCCTCAAAAGCTCCGTCCGTTCCGGTAGTGCCGACCCGAGTTTGTTTGTTCTCGGGGGCTCCGTGATCATCGTGATGCTCCAGATGAATCGGGATACCGTTAATTGATTGAATCGTTTCAGGGGAACTGAGTTCTTCAGGCGGCCGATAAGCGTGATAGATCTTCTCCGGATCAAGTCCGAGCTCTCGCCAGCCTGCGATCTCCTTCCCGTAATACGGAGCAACTTGAACTCTGGTCAGCGGAGACTTTTGGACATGGAGGAAACCGTTGTCGTCCACAGATCGAACACTCACAGAATCAATTGCAACCGTGCGTTTTAGATTTCCCACAGTAATAACCTCAAAATGTTTAATCCGGAAGGATGCTTCTGAACTGGCATCTGCACCAATAAAGCTCACCGGGCATCACGTTCCGACCAACTTCCTTGTCGTACAGGCCTTTAGAAAGATCAAACTCTTTGCCGTTCATCTCAATGTGACTCTCTCGGCTGGTGTACTTACCGGGGACGTGAATCCAAACTCCGCGTGTGATACCTAATCCTTTGCAGTTGGCCTGCTGAATCTGTTGATTCAATTTGAGAGTTTGGTCAATTGCCACACGCTGAGCTCGTTGAGCCGTAAATGAAGAAGATCGTCCAAGAGCTTCCACAATCTGCGAATACGTGCCATGACCTTCGTAAGCATCCATAAAGGCAGAGCGAATATTTGTCAGCTCGGATGTTGTGATGTTGCTGATGAGGCTCGTCGTGTCGGCAACCATTCCCGGTAGTTCATTTATTGCCTGAGGCGTGATGAAGAAGTGCTTGCGCGTCTGCCTCATCTCGTAAGCAAAAACGGAATCAGGAATGCCCGCCGCCTTGAGAGATGCCTTCTGAGCTGTCGAGACATCGGCGGCAAGGTTTTTCACGTACCACTCAGCAATCTGACGTGTTTCCCGATCTGCAGTTTTCATCCAATTGCCCATGTTGCGGGCTATGAATTCGTCAACATTGCGACGGAATCGATCCGGATCACGAAGAACTAAGCGGTTGATTTTTTCCTTGATGTTCCGAAGTCTTGCTCGATCAAGGGGATCATCCGGACGGAACGTTAAGGAAGCATCCTCGGTCAATCCTCCAGCATCAGACAGGTAAAGAAGAATCTCGTTGAGAATCCTATTTCTGAAGGACCGCAAGAAGGTGTCGAGCTTCTTTTTGAACTTTGCCTGTCTGCCTAGATTCGGCTGAACAGCACGAGCAGTCTTCATTAGAAAATCTCTCCAGCTTTGTCTTCATCAGTCTTCAGCGCCGGCGCCACGTTCTCGGCCGAGCGCTGTTTCAGGAAGTTGTTCATAGGCTCATTCTGCTGGCTGGGATCATCAGTCATGAGTTCGCCTTCCATCCCCTCCGGCAATTCCTCAGGAATGAAATCGAGACCCATATCGGAATCACGACGGACAAACTCACGAACCTCTTCGGCACTCAGAACATTGCGATCCTGCAGCACTGCCAGCATGTCGACCTTTGTCTTAGCTGTGATCGCTGTAGCAGCGGCATCTGCCTCTCCGAGTTCGTTGAATTTGAATGTAATGGACTGATCAACGTGTCCAAATTCCACCAACTGGATAGCTTTCAAGACGGTTTGAATTGCGTCTCGATTAAGCTCCTGCTTCGACTTGATGTGGTCGTAGTAATTCCGGATGTCGCTCTGACCGGTCGCATTGAAACCACTCGGAGAGATTCCGAGAAGCTTGACCGCAGGCGTGCGGTTGATAGCCGCAATGAATTCCAGAGCTTGACGAATAATGCCTTCAACTCCTGAGATCGTCAGTGTGATGTTCTGCAGATCCTCGGAAGAATCACAGGCAAAAATGGCCTCATTAGAGCGATAACGCTGTAAGAGCATCATCTTCGCGTCTAACTGCTCAATCCCGCCAGCCTCAAAAGCCTCTGCGAAATTCGTTTTGAATACCGTGAGGTTGAGTTTCTCCAGAATGCTGACGCCCGTTTCTCTGGCTTTGTTCCAGTGCAGCACATAATCCCAAAGGATCTGAGCTTGAGGAATGCCAAGAAAGTTGTATGCAGGACGAAGAAGCAGCGGAGGTTCATTGTCAACCAGTCGAATAAGACGAGATGCATGCACCTCTTGACCAAGAACAAACCAAGATCTCGGCTTCAAATAATCGTCTTTGAGTGGCTGGCTAGCATTGTAGAAACCAGGCGAAACATTGACGGGATCAATGACAATGAATTTGACCGACTTATCCTCGCCCACTAGCTCGGCTGACTTGTCGGAATAATTGAGAGGAAGCTTTAGCGCTTCTCCTTCAACTCCTGTGTCAACGAAAATGAAGCATCCTCCCATGAAGCCGACAATGCTCAGAGCTTCATTAAAGAGCTTCCTCAGTCGATATTTGTTCTCCTGCAGATCTTGGAGCTTTTTAACGTTATCTGCCGATTCGTCTTCTCCGCCCTCGACCTGAATCCATTCCCGGCACATATCATCAGCCACGGTCTGAATGCAGGTGCGGATCATGCCGTTCTGCGCGATATTCTGCAGGACACCGTAGCCGACGAATGAAGTCATCGGGAACTGTCCTAGGTCCAAAGCGTGCTGGGTCAGTGATGCATAGTACGCATTGAAACTCGAGCCAATCGCGGCATCATTTGTGAAACGAGACTCTTCTTTCTCCGGTTCTTTTGTGTTCAAGGTGATCGGAGGATAAAAGAGCGTTTTAGCCTCCTCTGGAGAGAACGGTGTTCTAGGAGGCACGAAGCGAGAGCCTGCCGCGTCGAGGATCTTTTGATTGATCTTTCGGCGTTTGTTTTCGTCTAGTTGATTCATGATTTTCAAAATCTAAAACGTGCCTGCTGCATCTGCTCTCGGGTCAAAATGACGCCTGAGCCATTGCGGAAATAGTTAAGACATTGACTTAGGGAGTCGACGCAATCATCGTGGGCGCCTGCTGGAAAATTGAGCAATTCAGCCTCAAACGCACCCATCCAAGGCGTTTTCTTCGGATCCGGCAAGTACACATTGCCAGCTTCGAAAAACGGCGTTATCGCGCTTGCACGGGCCTCCTTGGATTCCTTCGGAGTAACCGGAACAATGCCGCTGACGGTCTTTTGAAGTTCAGAGATAATCGCCGATCCGTTCGCTTTGTCTTCAACCAACTTGCGTAACGCTTTGGGCCACTTGTGCGCAAGAATGAGGAACATCTCACGTGTTTTAACGAAGTCCCACTGACCTCTAACTTGATCAAGCAAATAAAAATTAGCGCCTTTCTTTCCCCAAACTTGTCCTACCACATAGTCGGAGTTCTTCGAATCCTTAAACGTCATGTCCCACGACGTTACGATCTGATCAAACTCAGGAGGCAAGCTCGATTCCGTCCAGTATTTGAACCATTCGGCTTTGAATATGTTGCCTCCGTCCGGGATCGGATGCTGCTGATACAGTGCAGCCCAATCCCTCGATCCGACAGTTTTCTGAATCTTTTTAAGCTGATCTAACGAATAACGCTCAGGATGCAGCGCCTCGCCTTTCCGTCTATGAATTTCATCATGCTCAGCAATCGCAGGATAGTTGATGACCGTAAAAGTATCGCCCTGTCCGTTCTCCATGTTTTCAATGAGGCGCCCAATGAGATCGTCTAAGTGCCATCTCGTAGCCATGACGATCACACCACCGCCCGGAGACAAGCGTGTATACGCCGTAGATGTGTACCAGTCCCAAATAGACTGTCGCACCGTGGCACTATTCGCCTCTGCGCGATCTTTCACGGGGTCGTCGATAAGCAAGCAATCTGCGCCTTGACCGGTGATGCCGCCGCCCACACCGCAAGAACGGTAGGCGCCGTCATGACCGACAATCTCTAATAAATCGGATGTCCGAATGTACGACCCTCGCGAGTCCGTCCGGACTCGCGAGCCATTTAGCGTCGTTTCGGGGAATATCTCTTGATATTTTTCATCATCGATAATCCGCTGAACGTCACGATTAAAACGCTGTGATAAATCTGCGCTGTAAGACGTAGCGATTATCTGAAGATCGGGAAAACGACCGAAGGCATAGGCAGGGAAACGGCGGGAAACTAACTCACTTTTACCGCTTCTCGGAGGCATGGTAATAATCAACCGAGGAGATTTCTTATCGGCGACAGCCTGTAAAAAATCATCAAGAGCAGTGCATATCTCACGATGAACCCACCCCATTAGGTAATCAGGTTTAGTGTACGTAGTGAAATATGCGAGCGATTTACGAGCCTTAGCTAGTCTGATCTCCTGTATCGTTGGAAGCCGCATTCACAATACCCTCCAGCGCGTCTAACTGTTCCAAGGTGAGCTTGCTTAGATCCAGCTGGTTAACCTTATCGACCTTGACCGGTTCACCGTCTTTTCCAGTGATCTCCTTCCTGTCAGTCTCTTTCCACCCACAGCGAGACTTCATGTAAAAAATGGTCGCTGCCGGATTTCCCTCCCTAATGAGGGACATGAGTTTTCCGCCCACAAAGGCGTTAGCTTTTGCCCGACCCCTTTTTATGGCGGTGCTAAAACTGCTAAATTCTTTCTTCCGGTTTCTCAGAGTGGCGTAACTGATTCCTAAAGCAAGCGCTATCTCTTCTTCGTTGTCGCAGACCTGAGCCAGTCGTTCGACCTCGTTGACATCGATTTGAATGCGTGGACGAGTCCGCTTCTTTTGAACTTTTTCTTCCATGCCTTCAACCTGCCTTTGGTTAACTGGTCACATCGATGATCTTCTGAATTAAATCCTCAGGTCCGAAACTCTTAACGAAATCCTGAACCTGCTCTTTGTATTCGATCGGAATTGAGAGCGTCAGATTAAAGCTGTCTGCCTCAGGCTCCTCTTTTTCCGGTTCTTCCTCAGCGGGTTCGGTAGTTCCACACAGCAAGGCGTTCAACTCTTCGTCGGAGAAACCAGTGACCGGCGCCAAATCTGTATCCTGCAATTCCTGCAGCTCTATTCTCAGGAGGTCGATATCCCAGCCTGAATTTAGTGCAATGCGATTGTCTGCGAGGATGAAAGCCTTTTTCTGAGCCTCGGATAATCCGCTTAGCTCGATGGTCGGAACAACCTTAAGACCAAGCTTTTTGGCCGCCTTCAGGCGTCCATGTCCGGCAATCACTCCGCCCTGTTCATCCACCAAGATTGGATTGTTGAACCCAAATTCTTTGATCGAACTAGCGATTTGATTCACCTGTTCTTCAGAATGCGTCCGGGCATTGTTTGCATACGGAATCAGGTCATTGACCGGCCTGTAGAGAATTTTGAGTTCAGATTCTTTCATAGCTTAAAAAAGGTGCGCCCGACATCTTTCAGCCGAGCGCGACCCCAACCAACCCCAAGGAGATAGACCGTTTTTTGAACGGGACGATCGGCCCGCTTTTTCTCAGGTAGAAAAAGACAAACAAAAACGAACTACCTGACAGCTCAAGATAGTTCGTCAAAAACTAAATTTCTAAATCCGTTGTCCTAAGGCGCAATCGGCTTTGGTAGGGAGGAGAAATGAGCCCCAATGACAGAGATTGCCTTAGCCGCCTCAACTTGTTGGATTTGGTTCTTACACACCTGACGCTGAAGATACTTTGGAAGAGCTCTGTCGATGTATTCTGATCGAAACCATCTTCGGAACAAAGGAAGCGCATCTTCCGGATAGGCCCAGGCCTTTTGCGGGTTAGACGCTGCCTGTCTGTAATAAGGCGGGTAGTTGTGTGCGTATTTAACGCGTGACCCGATCTTATTATCTAAATCATTATCAACCCAAAACCTGCCCCAGCACAGAGCTACCGAAATATCAGGAATTACCTCGTCCGAAAAAACTAGTCCGTTTCGGATCAGCGGAATAATCAAGCAAGCGATCTCTGTAAATATGCAGAAATAGCCTTCCGGTACTTGGTTGGACACAAGGTCAACTCTGTCGTGAAAATTTCTCCAGCTATCTATGACCGACGTTGTTGGCGCGTAGCCAACCAAGGCGTAGATAAATTGCCTGAATGAAGTTTTTGCGAGTGTGCGAAAAAGATTTTTGGCCTTCTCGCGAGGTTCGTTCGATTCGAAGGCATAAAACTCAATAACGGCCATGCACACTTGTTCCGTATACGCATTTACATCTCTTCCGTTGTGCCTTACTTTTATCGAGAGTTCTGACTCGGTAAAACCGGATTCGGCCAACCTTTGTTTAATCCAGCTTCCTCTTGGCTTCTCAGACTCTTCCGGCCAGTTTGCAGACAATCTGGATAGAACTTTTCTGTCCACGCCGCACATAGCCGCTAGAGCTGACTCGGATACGTAAGGTTGCCCGCTCTTGAGTACCCCAAATAGATTCCCTTCTCCTTTTTCAACGGTGGCCTCGGGAACAAACAGAGGGATTTCCCTGTACGGGACTAACTTATCAAATTCTTCATATAACTTGCTGTTTTTAATCATATTTTCACCTGGGACTAAATTGGTTTTATCCTATATTTATTTGGCGGCGAAAACAAGATTTTCAATAGTTAGCTAAGTTTCGAACTTGATCAAAATGGGCCAAAGGAAACGCCAAAACATTCCGTGCCTCACAAAAACAAAAAAGCCCCGAAATCGGAGCTCTTTATTCGCCCGGCTTGATGTTAGTACCCTCTTTTCTCTGGATACACCGGTTCCTCCGCAAGGAACCGTCATCTTTAAGCCTCTAGGCGGCCTGGCAAACAGGCTTGAAATTGTCTACTTGTGACTATACACCAAAAAGAAGCCCCTCGGGCTGGAGGGGCGGAGTTTCAAATTTCGATTGTTAGGCAGCGTGCGTCAACGCCCAATGCTTGTAACAGTCAAGGTCTTTGACTGAAAATCCGAGATCATCGAGCGAGCGTTCGAGCTCAACAAAATTAAGGTTGTTCACAACGTCCCAAAGTTTACTTGCGTCGGGTACATCCAACGCCAGCATGACTCGCGTTGCTTGCATCATAGGCTTTCTGAAAAGGTAGCGGTGGTAGTAGCAGAACACCTGCAGAGTTCTCAAAAACTCCGCGTCAACAACGTATCTTTGCGGCCTCTCGGTCTCTGGAGGAGTGGTAGTCGGAGCTTCGGGCACGCTCAAGTCAACCGTTTCAATAAAACGCAGGCAGTCCTCGAACTGCGATTGTTTGAGTTCTGTGTAGCGTGGGATTTGGTAGCGTACCTTGATTGCGCGGTAGATCGTCTGATAGTACACAGCCGTTTTCTTTGCGCGTCTTGCTACTGCCTGTTGGATGGCAACTTGTTGCGCGTTGGTGATCGTGTCACCTGTTGGAACTTCGTAGCGTCCGGCCCTGCGAATAGCCGGTAAAACCTCATTCGTGACCCAGCGCTTGAATTGTTTTGCCTTCGGAAGTTTCGAGCCGAAGATCAAGGCGTAGAGACCGCTTTCGTTTACGCAGTTGACCAGTTGTTTGCGGTTGAGTCGGTCGAGCATTTCGACCTTTGTCACATCCTCAGGGTCGCAGTGTTGCGCAACTGCGTTTTGAGGTTTTGCGTAACCTAGAATTTTGCAAACTTGTTGGGCAATGAAAAGAGGATTGAGAACGTCCCCAAGAATCGTGAAGGATGATTCTTCGAAAGTGAAGGCTAAAGTGTTTGACATCTAATGTCTCCTAATGCGTGTTTGAAATCCTGCGCCACACGCCAATGTGGTGAGCAGGAACTTTCGGGTTGGCGTACCGTCATTAGGAAACGGCGTATCTTTCGATACCCCGAAAGTCCCGCTCGTAGAGACTTTAGATGGTGCCCTGTTTCAGGGCATCATGCCGACCAGCCATAAAAAAACGCCTTTCGGCGACTGATCGCCTAATGTCGGGACGCCAATCCCGCGCTGTTGTTCAACAGCGAGGTCAGTATAGCGAGACTCCGAGAAAAAATAAATAGGTTCATCTTAAAAAGCATCTTTAACCTTCCTTTCGTTGATTTGTTCGAAATATCGAATTCGAAAAGCGAAAAATATCAAGGCATCTTCAGTCCACCGATCAAGCTTTCTCCGCTTGATGTTCCAGATTCGCTTACCTGCCTTGCTCAATGAAGACTGGGAGCCAAACACATATAGCAGAACAATCAGTTTCGCTGTCCGGACATTCAGACCATGGGTTCCGATGGAGAGAACTTCGGTTCCCGGCGCCGAGAAGTTTTGCCAAACGAGGTTGAGGAAGTCCGCATCTTTCATGTCGATTTCGCAGGCTCTTAAACCGCTATTGCCATCATCTTCTGTGTAGTCTTCAGAAAAATCCGTCTTGTTTCTCGTCAATGCGAGAGCTCTCTCCACCGCGTAGGCAATTGAGACGTTTTTAACAACACGGTCACGATATGCCCGTCGCCAATTGTCTAAGCGAGGTCTGAGATCGTCAATGAGTTTTTGTTCTGTTTCTGTCATCCAAGAGTCCTCACGTAGCTAACCAGGCAGTAGATGTAGATAATTCCAAGGGTCGACAAGCCCATAATTTTCGAAGTTCGTCTCAACTTGTCGTTTTCGTTAAGAAGGTCGGCAAACCAAAGCGTGATCCTCATAAAAACAAGTATCGCGACCGTAAAGTTGATCCACCAAAACACGAAAACGGGGATGTCAAAATCATCAATAAGGCAGTACATTCCAGCCCCCTCCCTCTTTCTTCGGTTTCGGCGTGACGACGAACAGTGGAATCGGGCACTCATCAGCACACACTTTGCACTTCACTTTTGCGTCATCTGTGAAGATCCTCAGAGAACCCTTAACTTCGTGGAGCTCTAGCGTTTTATCCGGACGCATGACCAGGAAGTCAGGCGTGTAGGAACAGCGATTTGAGGCGATCTTCCACGTGAACCGCTCGAACCAGTATTTGAGAATTAACCCAGCGTTTTTCTGTTGTTCCAGGTAGTCTCGATAGGCGGCCTCAGTTCGGTTCATTTCACCGACCTTGAGCCTGCCTTTTGCTTGTAAAAACCTTTTCATTTATCCCTCCTGATGGATTTGTGTTGTTTGGTTGAATTCTTTGATGCTGTTTCTAGAACATTAGAGTTCCGTTGAGCGATGATCTGAGCGTGTGAAGGCCAACGCTCAAACTGCGAGAAGAAGTCTCTCCTGCGTTGAATTTGCTCGCCTCCTGCTTGTTCAAATACCGTGCATCGAGCAAACGAGACCGGATAGCACTCGATGCCGGCGCCTTTATCCGGATGGTGGCAGTAGATGTTCATGTCTCCAAAAGACTGTTTTGGAGGCAGATGCTTCTTTCCGTCGGGCCCTATCCAGTAAGCCTGAGCATGAATGCAGTAGAGGCAGCACCCGCTCATTCAGACTTCCTCCGGAAAGCACAAACGAAATCGACAGCAATAACCATCCCTAAAATCTTCAAGCTGTAATCAATGTTCGATCCCGAGTAGGCGAACCATGCAAAGTCGATAAGGCTTAATACTCCCCCGGATAGACCTACCAGAGCGAAGAAATTAAGAAAATCAAAGTTCATTTCATTCCCAGCTAAATAGCAACCGATCACACAGCATCCGAGCCCGTACACACAAAAATATCCAGGAATGTCCATGCTCAGCCCTTCAGAATCATGACGATTAAAACCAAGCAAAAAAGGACGAAAGCAGCACTAGCATCCATGTTTCGTATCCTCCTGGCTCGACTGTTCTCCGGTTAAATCAGCGTTGCGCTTCAACAAGCCCCAGGCCTTAAGGGTCGCCTTCCTGACTTCATCCGGGTCAGCACATTCACTAACCCAATTGAACCAGTCAGATATGGATTCACCGTAGAGGTTCCGGCGTTCCTCGTCAGTCCAACGTACGACTTCCACTCCCTTTATTCGGTCAATTTGCATTCTTTTTCTCCTTTCGGATTTCAAAGGCCGCCCGGACAAGCAGCCCGAACAGCACCAAATTCACAAAGACCACCGGCGCCAAAATGATCATCAGCAACTGCCATGCACTCTCTGACATCTCGCACCTCAATCGAAAAGATCAGCTGTAGCCTGTTTACGCATTGATTCGCCCATAAAAAGAGCCGGCACACACTTTGCTTTGATTCGGTCGTAAAGGCGCTCCCCAATGAGATCAGATAGGGTTTCTGCGTTTAAGTTGCTGATTAGGATCGTGGGATATTTGTCAGTCATTCGGTTCTCAAGAATAGAGAACAAAATCCGGCGTTCAGCGTCCGAGCCTTTTTGAACACCAATTTCATCAATCACCAAAAGCGGTATATATGAGAAGAAATTGATCGCTTCTTCTTCAGACGAGCTTGAGCCGTTGCGGTATGTATCCCTTACGCCTGAGAAAATCTCTGCCGCTCGGTAGTACTTCGGAAAAAATCCTTTGTGCTTGCGGATCAGCTCAATCATGATTGAGCAGGCAAGATGCGTTTTTCCTGTTCCGCACGCGCCCAGAAAGATTAGGCCATACCCGCCCTGCCACGCCTTTTCAAAACCTTTCACGAAACGTTTAGCAAGTGCAAGCGCCTTTTGCTGAGTTTCGTTTGCAGGATTGAAGGTGGAAAAATCCTTGGTTCGATAGTCGTAAGGGATTCTGGTCGCCTCAATTCTGCGTTTAATTTCGTCCTCTTCCTGCTGCTTTCGGAATGCTTCCTCCTTGGCCTTCCATTCTTCACGGTGTTTTTCTACACACTGTGGGCAACGACTTTGAGACTTGACCTCTTCTCCGACCCAAATTTCATCAGCCAAGTAATAACCGTGTTCCGGACATTTAACGATTCTCTGCCGCTTGGTCATCACGCCTAAGATCGAATTGATAACGCCTTGGGTTCTAGGTTCTTTCGTATTGTTCATAGTATTAAATTCCCCGCTTTATCAAATTTGCATCCCTTCATGTAGAACTCATCCGTGAAACCGCCTGGCGGTTCGTAAGCAAAAGGCTTGGAGGTTTGATTAGGCGGCTTCTGCTGCTGCCACTTAGATTCATTCAGACACCATGTGGTGAATGCGGCTTTGTAGTCTGCGTACTGTTTTCCATTGGCTTTGCAGTAAGCGATCATCTTTGAAAACAACTGCTGTGGGTCTTGAATGTTGTGCTTCTGAGCGATCTTCAAAAACTCTTCCGGAATTGGGGCATCCTCGTTATAAGGACATGGCACCTTTTCCTTCTTCGGGCGCTTGGTTTTTTTCTCAACTGTTTCCGTTTTGGAAATAATTGTCTTCTCTGGAGCCGTTAAAGAAAAGTTTGGTGCACGCTCTATAGGTTTATCTGACTGTATTGACTGAGTCTGACTGAGTTGTGTGACATTTTTGTCACCACTTTCTGACAAAATTGATACCACTCTAGGTGCATTTTTGTTACTGGTATCATTTTTGCTACTGGTTGCATTATTGCTACCACTTGTGGTGACATTTTTGTCACCACTTTCAAATTTGACCTGCTCGACAATTCCTTTTGACCGCTGGTAAACGGCCTCGATTTTCTCAACGTTAATGGCGTAAAAATTACGAGCACCTCTGCCTTTACTAAAAACCTTTATCCATCCGTTTGTAGCCAGGAAAGAAACTGCTTTAAAAACAGTTCTCCTATCACACTCAGTTTCGAGTGCAATAGTTTCAGTGGACGGGCGGCAGTTTGATCCATCGTCATTTGCGTAATCACACAAACAACGGAGGACCGCTTTAACACTGGAATTCCCAAGTGTGCATTTGGCCGCTTTGAAAGACAGAAGGAAGCTCATAGGACGCCTAGTTACATGAAATCTTTGTATGTAACTTTTCCTTGCGTGAACAAGGAAATTCGTTCGCAGTGCGCAAGTTTCGGACAAGACCTTTCAGTTACCCACTTATGAGCACTGGGAATTTTTACGCCAACAAAACGAGCAAGCCTTGATAGGGTTCCTCTTGGCTGGCTCTTTAGCCATTTGTGAAGTTTCATAGTTATTCTCTATTTGCATAGCTATTGGCTAATATTATAAACAGGCAATATGGCTAATAGCAACTTAGCCAATGGCTTATATTTATTCTCAAGGAGAGATTTATGAAAACTTCGACTGAAATAAGACGAGAAAACCTGAATATCCTCATTGAGCGCTATGGGTCAATCGCCAATTTGAATGCCCAATTGGGACGAAACAGAAAGGATGCAACTCTCTCTCAGATAAGGAAGGGATCAGTTCATTCCGGTACGGGTCGGCCTCGCATCATGGGAGACACAATGGCCCGTGAAATTGAAACTAAGTTGTCATTAGGCTACGGCTGGATGGATGCTGACCATAGCAATGAGGCGTTCCCGGAAGATGATGATTTGATCTATTTGCGGCGCCTGAATGTTTCTGCTTGCTGCGGTGCTTCAGGAGTACAAAATTATGAGGATGAGGCCTATGTAGATCTCATGGGCGTCTCACGTGTTTGGTTCAAAGAAAACATCAATCAGATCCGCGAGAATGGATATGAAATCATCACGGCCGCAGGGGATTCAATGGAGCCAACTCTGAAGAATGGGGACTTAGTTGTAATTGATAGGTTTGATACTGAGATTACTAAGCGTGACGGTGTTTTCTGCGTACTCATTGATAACGATCTTTATTTGAAACGGGTGCAACGTGTGCCAGGCAGTCTCCGTTTTATTTCTGACAATCGCCTGTATGACCCGTTTGAAATTCGGCTTGCTGAGGTTGAAAGCAGAGTAACCGTGTTTGGCCGTATGGTCAATTCTTTGAATCTAAAACGATATGACTGATTCTGCCCTTATCAAACTCAGTCGATGCCTTAGCTCTTCAGTAAGTAAGATAGAATAAGCAGTGAGAGTTTTATTTTTTTGAATTTAGAAAGCGAGGCTAAAAGATGATCCCTGTTTTGAAATATCGCGGGGGGAAATCGAGGGAGATTCCCCGCTTTATTCAGTATATACCGGATAATTTCAATCGTTATATAGAACCTTTTTTCGGAGGTGGGGCGGTTTTTTTCTATCTTGAACCTGAAAGTGCAATAATCAACGACGCAAACAATCGGTTGATGACGTTCTATCAGCAATTGAGGGACAACTATCCAATCATGCGCAAACAATTGGACGAGCTCCAATTGTTGTATGAAAAAAATCAAGCTGAATTTAAAAGATTGAAGGGGCGAACCCCCGATGAAAGGGTTCCAAACGAGAATGAGGAGCTGTACTACCGTATGAGGAATCTATTTAATCATCCGGATGACAGCTTTTTAGATGGCGTTTTATATTTTTTCATCAATAAGACCGCCTACTCGGGAATGATCCGTTACAACAACAGTGGAGAATACAACGTCCCATTCGGACGCTACCCGAATTTCAATACAAAGCTAGTAACTCAGCAACATAGTGACTTATTGCAGAGAGCAAAACTGTTCAACCTTGATTATAAAAAAATCTTTGATATGGCAGAGAAAGACGATTTTATTTTTCTCGACCCCCCATATGATTGTGTATTCAACGACTATGGAAACATCGATATGATGAACGGTTTTGATGAGACGGAACATAGACGGCTTGCATCTGACTTCAAAAACCTTCAATGCCGCGCTTTGATGGTCATTGGAAAAACTCCGTTGACTGAAGAACTCTATAAAGACTATATATTTGATGAGTACTACAAAAACTATTCCGTCAACATAAGAAATAGATTCAATAACGACAGGATGCATATCGTCGTAAAAAATTATTAAGAGCACTGTATGGGATGCATTAGAACTAGTCGCACATTATTTTTTACAACTTCTCCGAGATCTCCCAAAAAGTTAATTCCAGAAATAAAGTTGCTAATAGACAACTTTTCTGGACAGGATTGGGACGATAAGTCGCAGAAAGAGTTTGCTCAAAAACTAGCCGCAGCAACTACGTTTGAAGGTGAGACTTCAAAAGAATATTCAACGTTTAGCGCTAGAGACCGTATTACTCGGTCTCCCCAGGGATTGGGGTTTGTTGATCTTCATCCTGTGATTCAGTTGACAGATGCAGGAAACGCTTTTATACACGGCAAAAGACCCCAAGAGACCTTCTTTAGACAACTATTAAAATTTCAAATACCCTCTCCGTATCTTAAAGAAAGCGAGAGGACTAAAGGTACCTTCTGGGGGCGTCCTTACTTAGAAATTATTCGCCTAATTCGTGACCTGAATTATCTGACCCCAGATGAGTTTAGGATCTTCGCTTTGCAACTGACTAACTATCGCGATTATGCAAAAATAAAGAACAAAATCATTTCCTTTCGAGAAGAGAAAAAACAACACAAAGGAAGTTACAAGAAGTTCGTTAACGATGTTGCAAAACATGAAATCTCCAAGATCTACGCTGCTGAGATTGCTACAGGAGACTTCTCCAGCCGGGAATCTAAAACGAACGATACCAATTCTTTCATCGCAAAAAAGAAAAGAAACATGAGAGATTACGCTGATGCATGTTTCCGCTATCTCCGTTTCACCGAGATGTTCGCCTCTAACGGGAGATCTATCGAGATTGCACAGGATAAGAAAAAGGAGATCGATTTTATTCTCAACACTGTTCCTAGAGAACCTAAACCTGTCGATGATATCGTAGCTTTTAAAGATTATCTTTTTAATCCCTTTGAACCTCGTTTATACACAGACGACCGTAAAAATTTAGAAGATTTATTGATGCGTCAGTTCTCATTTTCTAAACGTGATCTTTCCGGCAAGACTGTCGAAGAATTAAAAGATTTGCGAGACGTTTCCATTCGAATAAAGCGAGATTCAATTCTTCAGAAAGAAACAGCAGCACTTAAATCTTATGCACAGTATCAAGAAGTTATTGATACCTACAACGAAATCATATCGAACGAAATTTACGACGCGCCCTTGTTTCTTGAATGGAACACTTGGAGAGCCATGACCATGCTGGATGGAGGAACAATAAAAGGCAACTTCAAAATTGATGATTCCGGCCGTCCCACATCAACAGCTCAAGGAAATAAAGCAGACATTGAATGTGATTACGGAACATTTGCCCTCACAGTAGAAGTCACATTGCAAAGGGGACAGAGACAGTATGAATCTGAAGGAGAGCCCGTCACTCGACATTATGCTAAGCTGAAACAAGAGCTAGGAAAAAATACTTACTGCCTATTCATAGCCCCGATAATTAACAAAGCGACTTGGGCATATTTTTTCGGGATAAATCAAATTAAAAATATCTCTGCATATGGAGGGAAACCTAAAATTGTTCCCTTAGATCTCGATATGTTCATGAGACTAATTGAGAACTCTTACGTAAGCAGATCCAGTGCCCAGCCGCAAGATGTTCAAAATTTCTTGCAAAAAGCTATTGATGAAATCGACTATTCTGCGGATGAAAATGATTGGAGGGATCGAATTACAGAACAAGCAAATCTATGGTTAGCTACTTAACTTTCTCCTCTTCATAAAGACAGAATTTGACTTCAGACCGCCCTCGGGCGGTTTTCTTTTGCCGCGAGGGCGGCTTTTTTGTTGCCTAAAAAATACAGGCATGGAAAATACTTAGCCGCCAGCTATGTAAATATTAGCTATATGGCCTTTACTTTTGCTTAGCCACGGGCTAATATACATACATCAATCAATCGTTCTTTAACAGTCCTTCTGAAGATTGTCAGGAAGGAAGAGCTCCTAAAGCTGAGTAAACCGAAAAGCCAGGGAGCAACCAGGCGGCAAGTGAATTGCGCCTAAGCAATCCGACTGAAAAGAAGGATGCGGCAGAGAGAATGCTGAAAGTATTGTGACGTTAAAGTCGTCAGGTGCGATTAGGGGCCGTTCCAGCAAAGACAGTTCGCAAACATAAGCGCCTTCTTTGTCACTCACTAAAAGACGAACCATCTTTAACTTGGAGGGCGCTTCTGTTTTCTACAGGAGAGAAAAAATGCTTTTAAAAGTTAAGCGCATTAACCCTAGAGCTTATGAGATTTATTACAAGGGTCAAAACATCATCAGCTTAATTAGACCGCAGCCTAATGACTGGCGCTTTTCCGGATTCTTCATGAAAGAACAAGACAAGGTAAACGATTTGTTATTGGCAAACGTTTTCGGTCTGAGTTTCCGGACAAAAAGACGAGCGCTCATCGAGCTAGAGGTCATTTTTGCAAGATTTGAATCGCTGCTAGCAGAGTCAATAAGTTGAGTTGTTAAATGAACAAAGAAATTTCCATCCTTTCGCAAACATATAAGGTGCTCAGCAATGCGGCTCCTCCTCAGGGCGAGACAGCCGCACGCGAGTTCTACGAAGGTCTGAAAGCTCTTGAGTACGCAGTCTGGTGCCTAGAAAACTCTCAGGAAGTTGCTATGGGTTCACCCAAACAGGTGACACGAATCTTCCCAGAGTTTTATATTGTGGAGCGGTCTGAGGAGGTACATACTTTCCTTCAAGAATTCGGACATTGGTTATCTCAGGAACCTCGAAGTACTTAAGAGAATGAGGCTCTCCGGAAAGGCTCCCTCCCTCAGTCTGCAAGCCCATCAATTTGTTTTTGCCAAGGATGTATGGCGATACAACCCGATACTGTCCATGGCAAATAAAAGACACTGCCTTTCGTGCTTTCAACGCTTCAAGCAAAGTTTCATAAGCAAACATCTTTTCCTCCATTGGTTAATTGAGTGTTGACAAATTAATTATCCCGCGGAGGTGGCAGCTCGGAAAGACGAGCACTTCTTGCCTCTCGCTGTTTACCCATTTGAAACTTTTCGATAGCAAGGAAAAAATATGCTCCGTTATAATTGCGTTAAGGAGGTGCCGAGTGGTCGAGAATATTAAAAAACTGCTGCCATATGCGAACGTCACAAAGACGTGGCTTGTGAACTTATCCGTGGGCGCGTTGGCAATCGGTTTGTTTCAAGACAATTGGCTTGGAATACCGGCAGGACTTTTATGTTTCCTCCTGGCTTTGTGTTTGGTTTATCTCGAAGAGAGGTACTTGAAATGAATGTATGGATTGCAACAATGATTCTGGCCTTGGTTGTGTTCTGCGTGATGGCTGGATCAATTCTCTACTTTGCACACAAAGGCTAACTAGCTGTTAGAAATTTTCGAATAACTCAAAAGCTCGCTTCGGCGGGCTTTTTTGTTACCTGTAAACAAGGTTAATTATGAAATTTGAACCCAAAAAATTGAAATTCGTTCACGAGTTTCCGGAAGATCGGGAGTGGCTGGATGAAGAACGTCTCAAGGCCAAGCTGGTTTATTACGATGCCGTGATGATCGGTTCGATCAGCTATGACAGTGACGCCAAGTTATTCAATATCTGGTTTGAGGATTTCAAATACAAATATCCTAACCAGACAGCGGAAAACTCAGTCAAGCCAATGGAGATGCAGAAAGAGAACAATCATTGTTTTGAAACTCTCAAGATCTGCAAGGAAGTAATTTCCGAGGTTCTGACTAAGTTCCTTCCGCAGGTCGAATATATCCGGCCAGCGTTTGAGGAAAACGAATCCAGCCTGGATCTTTAAAACCAGTGACAGCTCGGAAAGACGAGCACCTTCAGACCATCTTCATAAGCTCCCCGGGCTTTACCAATTTTGTTAGTTCCAATTTTTTGCTCTTAGGGGAGCTTTTGAATGTGGTCTTTTTTACATGGTTTTAAGGAGAGAAAAATGGACCTGTTAGTAGATGAACAAAAACAGATTTTTGATGTTGCTGTTGAAGACATTTTGAAAGAACGAGGTTCTGCAATTTGTCTCACTGATGCTCTCACGTATGCAGAGCGCGCTGTGGTCTCTGCCCTGCTCGCTGGAAAGAAAGAGATAACGCTTGACCTTGATCACGTTGTACAGACTGCTGAGGCCCAGAAGGAAGTCAAGGCGCTCTTTAAAGAGTATGCGTCGAATTTCATTTCTGATCTGGTGTGGCAAACGATTGACCGAGACATCTATCCAGATGTTAAAAATTAAGGCCTTTACAAGTCTCCATGAAAGTCGCTAAACTTATCTTGTCCGCAAAAAACGGACACGGGATTGGCGTCCCGACATTAGGCGATCGGTCGCCGAAAGGCGTTTTTTATGGCTGGTCGGCATGATGCCCTGAAACAGGGCACCATCTAAAGTCTCTACGAGCGGGACTTTCGGGGTATCGAAAGATACGCCGTTTCCTAATGACGGTACGCCAACCCGAAAGTTCCTGCTCACCACATTGGCGTGTGGCGCAGGATTTCAAACACGCATTAGGAGACATTAGATGTCAAACACTTTAGCCTTCACTTTCGAAGAATCATCCTTCACGATTCTTGGGGACGTTCTCAATCCTCTTTTCATTGCCCAACAAGTTTGCAAAATTCTAGGTTACGCAAAACCTCAAAACGCAGTTGCGCAACACTGCGACCCTGAGGATGTGACAAAGGTCGAAATGCTCGACCGACTCAACCGCAAACAACTGGTCAACTGCGTAAACGAAAGCGGTCTCTACGCCTTGATCTTCGGCTCGAAACTTCCGAAGGCAAAACAATTCAAGCGCTGGGTCACTAACGAGGTTCTTCCGACAATCCGAAAGCAAGGTTGTTATTCAGCTCAGGAGCAGGACAACGCATTAATCTCCAACGAGCAGCAGTACGAACTCTCCAGCCGTGTGATGCGCAAAACTCATGCCCTGTTTGGAAACAAAAACTACAGCTTTGTTTACCGAGCACTCAAGAGACGCTTCCGTATTCCGCGCTACACCTGCCTGCTTCAAAGAGATTTTGAGACCGCGCTGGCATTCGTTGACACTCTGAAAGTTTCGGATTTCAACGTCCCTGATGTAAAGGAGCGAGAAGTTCCTCTACAAAATTACGTCGTTCAGTATCCGAGCTTTACGATTAGTTCTTCGAGTTCTGTTCCGCTTCCGGCTATTCCGGAAATTCCTGTCAGTGAGCATTACATCACTGACAACGAACTCCAGGCGATCAAGTCTTTGATTTACTACTTCGATGATTTGTTCAAGCCGCAAATTCAGTGGGCTTCAAAAGAAGCTTACAGGCAGGGGCGCCCTGACGCCTCCCGCTTCTACGATGTTTGGCATGAGCCACTTTGGTTCATCAGCCGAATGAGACAACTTGTTTCTCGTAACTCTTAATTTCTCTTCTTAAATCCCCGCCTGAGCGGTAAACAAACTGAACTCCTTGGAGCTCGGGTGGGGAGCCTTGTGCCTATCGGAGGCAATCATGAATAAAAAATTTGATGATCTGTTAGAGGACGATCTCGCATGTTTCCTCTGCGCTCTGATCGCCTTCGTCCTGTTTTTCGGCACGTTGACCGTAGTCCTGGGCGCCGATGCCTTTCAGCGGTGGCTGCTATGCATATAACTCCGAGAACTTGCCCGGGTCCTGGTGACCTTTGGCAACTGAGCTGGCAGGAAGAAAAACGCCAAGCCGAATATGAACGGCTCCTTGAAAATTTCTTTGAGAAATACATCCCGCGCTATTGCGATGAGCACATCAACGAGCTGGCCGAGAACGGTGAGGATGAACGACATCCTGAGATTGAGCCCGTGTTTGATGAGTATCTGGAGGAAAACGGATGGCATTAAAACTCACTGAGAAAGAGAGGAAGCGCCTCTACTACCTTGAGCACAAAGAAGAAATCAACAAGAAGGGCCGAGAGTATTACGCAACAAAAGTAAAACCGAAGAGACAGAAAAAGGAGAGTTTCCCGCGGGGGCCTCAAGGCCCCTTCTCTGCCTTATTTATTGGAGAAGAAAATGACTAACGAACAAAGAGCCGCTTGGTTAAAGGGGCGCCGTACAGGTATCGGCGGATCGGACGTTGCAGCGGTTCTAGGGCTGAATCCGTGGAAGACGCCGCTGGACGTTTGGAACGATAAGCTCGGGATTTCTGAAGATAAAGAAATGTCCGAGCCTGCTTACTGGGGAACCGTTCTCGAAGATACGGTCGCAAAAGAATTCCAGCTGCGCACCGGCAAGAGAGTTCAAAAGGTTTCTCACCAGTTCGCTGATCCGGAAACTCCGTGGGCCATTGCAAACATTGACCGAGCAATTATCAATCCTGAGATTGCCGGAAAAGTTCGGCCGCTGCTGAAAGTCGAAGAGATTGAGCGCTATGCCGACATCACGGGTGTTGAGCGCATCATCAACACGGATGTAGCGTTTGAGGCGAAAACAGCGAACGCTTTTACCGCTGATCTTTGGGGCCCGAGCCAGGAGCTTGAGATCCAGCAGAACAACCTCAGAACCGAGCACGTGATCCCGCTCTACTACGAAACTCAAATTCAGTGGTATTGCGGGATTTTGAAACTCAAGGGTATGTACTTGTCCGTCCTAATCGGAGGATCGGACTTCCGGATGTACTGGGTAGATGCTCGTCCGGATGTGTTCCAAGTGATCAAAGAAAAGTGTTCCCGATTCTGGAACGAAAACGTTCTGAAGAAAATCCCGCCCGATCCAATCAACATTGATGACGTACTTCAGCTATATGGCAAAAGCAATGGAAAAGCTGTGGAGGCTCAAGGTGAGCTTGCTATTGATTATGGTGAGTATGCACGTATTGCTGGTGAAATTAAGGAACTTAAAAAACAGCAGGACGCGCTCAAAACCAGGATTGCAATAAGCATGAAGGACAACGAGATTCTCACGCTTGATGGTAAGAAAGTCCTCACCTACAAAACGCAAACCTCCAAACGTTTCGATTCGGATTCCTTCCGTAACGACCACTTAGATGATTACTACGACTATCTGAAAGAAAGCTCAACACGTGTCATGCGTGTGTGCGCTTAGTCTTTTAGATTGCTGGCTACACAAAATGGGCAGGGTTTCTACTGATAAAAAGAGCGGTTTTGTGTAATATTCGCTTCGAGCACTACAGTACAGTGCAACAAGAAAAGGCTTTCTCGGTTGAGCCGAATCAACCGAGCCAAATTCCCTCCAAGCCTGCACAAGCGGGCTTTATTTTTG